ATGAAAAGAAATGGCATGAAAACAGACATCAGTGATGGCAGTAACCCGTCATGGTGTATCTATCGCCGCTATGGGAATTACATAGTAGCTGCTATACAAGCTAGGGTAGATAATGAAGTCTTGGTATATGTTGAGCCAAGTCATGGCCCATTTAAGAAGATTAGCGATGCAAGGAAATGCTATAGCGAGGTAAAGGAATGAACACAACACAGTCCCCGCCTAGTCCTCATAAGCGCCATGACCTCGGCGTGATAATTAGGTGGGAAATCCACTACCAGAACAATATTTTTGTAGCAGAGCAGTTCAGAGGCTATTTCAAGTGCTGCTCTTGCTCTAGTCGGATATGTACGCACACCAAGCTAGCTGAACAATTAGAGCAAGCTTGGCAACTGAACAATTCACCAGAACAGCCTGGAAGGTGCTTTTTCTGTGGATGTTTGTGTCGTTCCCGTAATGGATTAGCAATATGCGCTCGTTGCGCTCTTTAGAAAGGATAAGAGACATGAAAAGCGAGAGAAGGTATAAAGTTACTCAGTTATACGCAACTGTGTATAACGTTCACAGGAATAGAAAACTTGTATATCCAGAGGACTTGGGAATACATGAAGCAAATAGCGCTTTAAAAGCTCTTCAAATGGTTGCTAAGGCTACTGGCATAGCTGAAATATGTCTGCATGCAGACAGGATACAGGAGTCAAGATAATGCTTACAGAGAGAAAATACAAAGTCTTACAGATTTACAGAAATCTAGATGATATGTACGAAGGGCGCAAGCTTCCAAATCCCAGATGGTTAAGCACGTATGAAGCACATAGCGATGTTCGTGCAATTTATGAAGCGGTTGTGGAGTTTGGCGATAGCCTTGATGTCACCTATGCTTTGTTGACTACTGAATTAGTAGAGGAGTAACCCATGCCCACACGAGCTAAACCCAAGCTATCCCCCTTGCAAGGGGTAGCGTGGCGAAAGGAGAAGGTATATGAGTAAATACTACAATAAAAAGACTGAGTTGCATGGTATCTCTTTTGACAGTAAAAAGGAATCTGTACGCTATCAAGAGCTTTTGTTGTTAGAGCGTGCCCGTAAAATCACAGATTTGGAATTGCAGCCTCGTTTTGATTTGATAGTAAATAATCAGAAGATTGGCTTTTATAAAGCCGATTTTCGTTATACAGATATCAGAACAGGCAATAGCATAATTGAAGATGTAAAAGGCATGAAAACACCTGTGTACAATTTAAAGCGTAAGCTTGTAAAAGCTTTGTATGGAATAGATATTGTTGAGGTGTAACGTGTTAGACTATCAAATATTCCTCCAGTCTAAGAAAGCAATCGCCCAAACGAGCGGGATTGAAGTCCCCTTGGATGCTATCCATCCACAACTTTTCCCGTTTCAAAAAGTCCTGGTCCAATGGGCATTGCGCAAGGGTCGAGCTGCTTTGTTTTGTGATTGTGGAATGGGTAAAACATTTATGCAGCTTAGCTGGGCAAGTTTCGTGTATTTCCATACGAATAAAGATATATTGATTTTAGCCCCACTAGGTGTTCTTGCCCAAACAGTAGCAGAAGGACAAAAACTTGGAATCACTGTTCATCCATGCCGATCACAGATTGATGTCCGGCCAGGACTCAATATCACAAATTATGAGATGCTCCAACACTTTGATGCTAGTCATTTTACGGGCGTGGTATGCGATGAGAGTAGTATACTCAAATCCTATATGGGCAAAACCAAACGAGCATTAGTAGACTCTTTCGCCCAAACTCCTTATCGATTAGCCTGTACTGCTACTCCTTCTCCAAATGATGTGATGGAGTTGGGCAATCACTCCGAATTCCTAGGCATTATGCCGTCAGGTGAGATGCTTATGCGCTGGTTTATTAACGATACGATGGCCAATGGAAAATACAGGCTTAAAGGCCACGCTGCCAAGGATTTTTGGGAATGGGTAGCCTCGTGGGCGGTATCACTCCGGCATCCTTCCGATCTTGGATTTAGCGATGATGGATTTGTCCTCCCTGAATTGCGGATCCTCCACCAGTACGTAGCTACTGACATTACTCAGGATGTGCCAGATGGCCAGTTATTCCGTGCTCCAACCATGTCAGCGACTAGTTTGCACAAAGAAATGAGAATAACCGCTGCTGATAGAGCACAAGCGGTTGCAGACCTCGTAACCAATTCAGATGAGACTTGGACAGTATGGTGTAACACAAATTACGAAGCAGATGAACTGACAAAGCGCATACCGGACGCGGTGGAAGTACGCGGTTCAGAGTCTATAGCTGCCAAGGAAAAGAAACTCACTGATTTTACACAAGGTAAAATTCGTATTCTGATTACCAAGGCTGGACTCGCTGGCTTCGGACTCAATTGGCAACATTGCCATAATGTGGCATTTGTTGGACTCTCTTACTCGTTTGAAGATGTCTATCAAGCCATCAGGCGCTCGTATCGATTTGGTCAAACGATGCCAGTTGATGTCTACATCATAGCTGCCGACACTGAAGGCCCTCTTGTTGCGTCTCTGGAGCGCAAAATGAAAGCACATATGGAGCTTGCTAATGCAATGAATGTTAATTCTCTCTCTCTAAGAGACGACTTGACACTTACTGCCTACAATCCACAGGTCCCGATGATTTTACCAACGTGGTTACATACACAGAAAGAGAGAGCGTCATGAACGTACTAAATCAATTCTTAGGTGAAGATTATGCCCTTTACCATGGGGATTGCAATGAGGTAGTTAAAGGTTTCCCTGATGCATCTATTCATTTTAGTATCTTCAGTCCTCCATTTAGCAATCTGTATGTATATTCCCCATCTGAGAATGATATGGGCAATTGCGTCAATGATGACGAATTCTTCAAACATTTTGATTTTTTAATCCCTGAACTTCTCAGGGTAACGGTTCCAGGTCGGTTATGCGCTGTCCATTGTAAGCAATTGGTCAACTACAAGGGACGTGACGGCGCGGCCGGGTTGCGAGATTTCAGAGGGGAAATCATCAGGCACTTCATTCAATCAGGTTGGGCGTATCACTCCGAGGTCTGCATCTGGAAAGACCCCGTTATTGAGATGCAACGGACTAAAGCCCATGGCTTGCTCTACAAGCAACTGAGAGCTGATTCCAGCTTCTCTCGTATGGGTCTGCCTGACTACCTTCTTATGTTTCGCAAATGGCCCCGATCTGAAGCTGAAGAAGAAAAGATTGAGCCAGTTACGCACACCAAGGAAAATTTCCCTCTCGACATTTGGCAAAACTACGCCTCTCCTGTTTGGATGGATATTCAGCAGACAAACGTGCTAAACATTCAACAGGCACGTGAAAGCCAAGATGAAAAGCATATCTGCCCTCTTCAGTTAGGTGTCATTTCACGGGCATTAGAGTTGTGGACAAATAAGGGTGATACCGTCTTTTCGCCATTTACAGGCATCGGCAGCGAAGGACATGAAGCTTTGAGAATGGGAAGGAAGTTTGTAGGATGTGAGTTAAAAGAGGCGTACATTCAGATAGCGCGTAAAAATCTTGAAAATATTATTAATGCAAGATCTCAGAAGTCACTTTGGGATTTTGCAGAAGTAGCAGAGGCGGTGTAACGATGCTTGTTTTGCTCGATTTGTTTTGTGGAGCCGGTGGGGTAGCTCGTGGATATGCTGATGCTGGATTCGAGGTTGTAGGCGTTGACATTGCGCCGCAAAAGAATTATCCCTACGAATTCCACCAGGGCGATGCTTTGGAGTATCTCGACTCTGTAGACCTCTCTCAATTCAGTGTAATTCACGCCAGCCCTCCCTGTCAGCGATACACGACGATGTTAGGGAATAATTTAAAAGCTCGGAATGAGCATCCTGATTTTTTGCCTATAACACGTGTTGCATTGCAGAAAACTGGACTTCCATATATTATTGAAAACGTAGCAGGATCACCTCTCATTAGGGCTATTATGCTTTGCGGTGGAATGTTTGAAGGTTTGCGAGTTTATAGGCATCGATACTTTGAAAGCAACATTTTTCTCTTTCAGCCACATCACTTTGTTCACAAAGTAAAAGCAGCTCATTCTAGCGCTATTCCGAAAAATGGAGAATTCTGGTCTATCGCTGGTCACTTTGGGCAAAAAGATGATGCTCAAAAGGCAATGGGTATAAATTGGATGAAAACTGCAAAAGAGATAGCAAATGCTATCCCGCCCGCTTATACCCATTTTATCGGCTTGCAATTGATAAATTTCTTGGAAGTGGAAAGAGCAGATTGGCAAGCTGAAAACGCCGTGATTATACAGAAAGGATAACCTGACATCATGCCCACATTATCAGCATTATGGGATATAAAATCCCTGATCGAGCACCATGCTAGCATTCAATATGCTAATAAAGGACGCCCGTCAACATCCAATGGTGTGCAGGAATGGCACTCCAATTGCCCATTCTGCGGGGGAACTGATCGGTTTATCATGCGTCCTGAACTTGGGGATTATTCTTGCGCTATCCGGTCATCGGGTTGCGGACGCCATGGCGATTGTATTGATTTTTTGAAAGAGTATTGCAGCATGTCACACGCGGAAGCTTGCGAGATACTCCAGATTGAACACAATGCTGACTTTGTTCCCTCCAGTCCTCCAGAAACGCGCTACACAGGCAGTGAGCAACCACCAAATGCAAGGTGGATAGAGACAGGCTTTCTACTTGTAGAGCGTGCGCAAGCTGCACTCTGGAATACTTCAGAGGGACGCGTGATGCTTGACTACCTGCATGGTAGGGGATTGGGCAACGATATTATCAAGAAAAAGAAGATTGGATTTATCCCACTCCGATCTGATGGATACTTTTATGAGGACACATTGGAGAATTGGGGACTTGATCCAGATAAGGAAGTAAAGAAATCTGTCAAGGTTGCAAATGGCATTTTAATCCCCTGGTTTGAAGGTTCAACACTTTGGAGATTAGGTATAAAGCGTCCTAGTGAAACGCAATCATACGGACAGGTGCTAGGGTCCGGTGAGGGCCTTTTCAACGTTGGGGAAATCCAATATGATTTTCCGGCCATGATAGTGGAAGGGGAGATTTGCGCAATGTCTGTTGAGCAAGAGGCGGGGGACCTGATAGCATGTGTCGCAACAGGATCAACAACAAGAGGACGCTTGAATAAATGGATAGCAGAGTTGGGGCTACCTGTAGCGGAGAAGAATGGATTTGTTCTCCAAAGTTTTGATGAGGACGACTCGGGCGACGTTGGATCGGAATACTGGATACAAAATCTTAAGCGGTGTATACGCTGGAGTCCGCTCGTTGCCAAGGACCCAAACGATATCCTGAGAGGGAAGTTTCTACCAGATACAGAAGAACGTCATTATTCAGGTTATACTCTAAGAGAGTGGGTAGAAGCTGGTATTCATATTGCCAAGGTGGAGTTTGGGCTATCCCGCCCTTTTGTCCTTCCCCCGCAAGTCGGGGGAATTGAAAGCGTGCCCACTATCCCCCTTGCAAGGGGAAAGACTCTTGACGAACTAGTGCAAGAGCGACGGAAAGAAAAAGGGCTTCCTCCAATATCCATTCCTCCTTGGTCACAAAAAGATTTGGTAGATTTGGAGAAAGCTTTTTCAAAAGTTCAAATAGTAGGGCCGGATGTAGATATGAAAGCTTTAGCCATTCGAGAGTATGAGAAATATCATTTAGCTCCTGACATATGCCTCAATAAAGACTGTCCCTGTCAGGAAGTATGGGGAGATGTGGTATTGAAAAGAACGTTTAAAAAGAAATAACAAGGGCAAGCTTGCCCTTGTTGGGATGGAATGTAAAGAAAGTATAAAGATATAACGCTCAGTATGGTACTTTCGCTATACTGAGCGTTACTGCTATGCTTGTTTAACGACTAACATATGTGAACGATAGTATTTTGTCCCTCTTTCCGACTAGTGAAAGTGAAACATAGTGCCGTATAATTTAGGAAAGAGGGATTATTGTTCCATCTTATTTGTGTGCAGTTCAGAAAGGTTGAATCTCCCATGCCAGAAGATGATAGGGGAATTGAGTACGCTATCCATAACGATCATGAGTATTATAACTGGACAAACGCGTCCCGCTATGTAGAAATGACGGATAGCGGTTTTCGTAGGAAAGTAGATAGAGTAAAGAAAGAGAATGGAATTATTGTTCCTTTGATTAGGCTTCCTTTCTCTCAGCAAAACGTTTACCATGATAGAAGAGTGCTAGATGTTTTTCGTAAAAGTGTAAAGGTTGGAAAAGAACAAGAATGGGTTGATGATTTAAGGCGTGTTGTGGATGAAGTAAATAACGAGGAATAAAAAGTTAGGGCACCTAAGATTAGGTGCCCTTTCAAGTTCAGATGAATTTGGATCGGGTGAGTAGCTCTAGTAAAAGTTTTTTTCCTTCTGAATCGATATGTATTTTTTCGTCCTTGAGTGGTTCGTCAACACCGTCTTTCCATTGAGAATGGCAGATACACTCGGGGTCATCACCTGATGCAGATAGGAGTGACAAGTTGTTGCGGCTTCCATCTTCCATGTAGCTGAAAGACTGTTCAGTGTCATTTGTAATATACTGAACATCTGAGGGCAATTGGTCCATAGTGAACCTCTTTTTTGCTATATGTAAAACGTTATACAAGGCGAACGTGTAGTAGTAGTTTCCTCAAATAGTATAAGTGAGGAACTAGAGATTTGTCAACATTGTAAATAACAAGTTGCATACAATGTTGACAAATGGAAGAGCTTTGTCACGCCTCTTGCTTTGCCCTCTTACGAGCTTCTTTTTCGGCTTTCTCTTTCGCTTTTCTGGCCATATGAGCTTCAATTAAATCGCTAGCTTCTCCTTTGGTCATTTGGTCATGATATTCAATTTTCTTCCATGTCATCATTTTCTTTTGAGACTCTGTAATCATGTCAAGACGCCTTGGACTTGGATTTACCTTGTCCATCCAATAAACCGATTTAGGTTCAGCTATAATCTTCCTTGCTTCCTTCTCTGCAAGCTGTTGAGCCCAGTCAATCGGTTGTGGGTTTTCTCCTGTCAGGTTCGTTGCCTTGTCATGAGGGCCATTCAATGGCCCTCTCTTGAATTGAACATAATATAGTTCTGGATTGCTCCTGGAAGGCGTGAGAGCAATCTTGTGCTTTTGAGGACCAATCTCCAGAACGAACACGCCGCTTGGAAGCTCTTTCCATTCCAAGGTTTCAAACAGGTCAATGTGAATATCTGCAAGCCTCTTCTCTTTTAGCTTACGGACCTGGATTTGTCTTTCCTCGTTTTCGATCTTCTCTCTTTCGAGAGCTTCTAGTAGGCTTTCTCCATCGTTGAGATGCTTGACAATGACTTTCTTGAGATTTTGAGGTGATAATCGATGATTAAGACAGTTGTCAGTGATGTCAAGTAGGACGCACTCTTTTTTACCAGGTGCCAACCGGAGCCCGCGTCCAAACATCTGTTTGAAAAGTCCTGCACTCTGAGTTGGGCGTGCTCCAATGATGACCTCCACGAGCGGTTCGTCCCACCCTTCCGTGCATACCATGACGGTACAAAGAACCTTGATTTTTCCTAGACGGAAGTCGTGATAGATGCGTTTCCGTTCTTCTATAGGCGTTGTACCCTTGATCACAGAGGCGGGGATTCCAGCCTCATTGAATGCGGCGCACAGACACTCTGCATGGTCAACGGTTACACAGAAAGCCGCCGCTCGTTTCCCATTTGCATGTTCTCGATATTTGCGGACAATGAGTTTATTCCTGCGAGGTGTGTTAACGGCAGTGTTTAATTCCCCCTCGTTAAAATCTCCCATTGATGTTTCCACTCCATCAAGAGATTCTTCAGTTTGACAGGCAATTGCTCTGAAGTTGCACAAATACCCTTCTTTTACCATTTCAATGATGTTTTTGCTAAAGAGTGGTTGTTTACCTTTGAAAATGTCTTTCTTGTCTAATCGCTCAGGAGTAGCGGTTACTCCTAGTACAAAAGCTTCTGGTAGAGCTTCAAGCACGTTTTGATAGCTTCTTGCCATGATATGATGTGCCTCATCCACAATGATGAGAGTGATTTTCATAGCTTGCAGCTTTTTGAGATGTTCCGGTCTGCTAATGGTTTGGATGGAGGCTACTGTTATCTCGCATCCGTATTCATGTACGCCTGAGCCAACTTTTCCAATGATAGCGCTTGGGCAAATCATCCGGTATTTATCAGCAGCTTGTGAAATCAGTTCATCGCGATGGGCAATAATAAGAGTATTGCCCGTATGCTTCTTTTGTATTTTATGGATAGCAGAGCTAAACACGAGAGTTTTCCCTGCACCCGTGGGAAGCACTATTATCTCATATCCTTGTTTGTTTTCTTCATAAGCGGAAAGAACTTTATTGATACATTCCTCTTGGTATGGCCTTAGCTCAATCATTTTCTCCCTCCCTTTCGCATTTCCTCTTCCTTGGTTTCCTCAGCATCTTCTATCAGCTTTTCTAGGATTTCTCGTATTTCATGCAATCCATCACGGCTCATGATGTGACCACTAAAAGAGCCTCCATCATGCTTCACGATCTCATAGATTGAGTCTATGTCTCGATTTAGTCGGTTTAACCAATTAGCCACTTCCGCACTCCTTTCAAACAAAATCATCAGATCTGCTTTCTTTTGATTTTTACTATTCACTAATAACAGGTTGTACTTTTCTTGCTTCAAGGTATGTATCTAAGGTTGATCGACGTACTCTATAGCCTCCAGCTACAAAATATGCCTCTAAATTCCCTTCTTTGATTTCTTGGATAATAAACATTTTGTTGACATTTAACTCCTTTGCAACCTGTTTGATTGGGATGTATGTGTCAACAACTTCTTTGAGATCTTTCAAGGTCTCTCTCCTTTCAGGATAGGTTGGTTTACTAACAAGAGTATACGATACTGGTCTATACTTGTCAATAATTTATGAGAATGAACAATACTATTGACAAATTATCACGAATGGTCTATACTGTTCATCAGAAGGTTGTGCGATGACAAATTGTGAATACCAAGCCTTACTCCTTGTTACACTGCACTGCACCGCACAACCACCAATTAAATGAGAAGCCCTAGCCATGTCTAGGCAGAAAGAAAGAGGTTTTACATGAACGCACTTGATCTAATGGATGAACAAATTCAGAAGGCTGCTACTCCCAAGTCCACAGGAAAACCAATATTCCTGTTCCTCAAACCAGATGAGAAGTTTCTTATTCGTCCCCTTTTTGATCTTAAGGACTCAGTTGTGCTGATGAAGCATAATTTCTGGAGTGAGGACCCAAACAAGCGGGTTAATGCCATTTGCGCAAAAGAGGAAGGTAAATCTTGTCTCTATTGTCAGCAAGCGCAAGATAACAAAAAGCTGACAGCTCAGTTGCATTTTTACCTTCCGGTTTATGTCTATCAAGGCGTAAATCAGAAAACACAGGAACCTGTAACTTATGAGGAAACTCAGGAAGATGGTTCCAAGGTAAAAAAGCCTGTCAAAGGAATCCGGCTGCTAGAGCTTATGGCATTTGGTAAAGCTGGTGATGTTTTGAAATGGCTTCGTGAGTTTGTGAAGGATGAGGATAATTGCAAGCTTACAGAGTGCGATTTCAATTATTCTCAGAGTGGGACAGGGCAAACAAAGTCTCTGATTATGCAAAACAAAAACCCCAAACCAATGAGTGAACAGCTTGCAAAGGTTGCTGCTACTGTCAATCTTGAAAATGTGAAGTCTCGTGTACTAGAGGCGCGTGCTCCATTCATCGCTGAGTCTTCCCACCCTGCAAGGGGGAATGACACTGATCCGGCTGTTGAGGCCGTGAAAGTGGAAGAAGAGTTAGACGACACAATCACGACTTGGTAGTTTGTTTGGGCATGAGCAATAAACACGCTTCATGCCCTTTCTTTTTGCGAAAGGATAGAGAAAGTGTTAGCAGCAAATCAAGCCTATTTGATATCTATAGGTGTACCACAAGAAAAACAACAGAAATGCTTAGATGCTATGGATAAGTATGGAGATGATCAATGGTGGTTATCTGATGATCCTAAAGCAAGAGCGTATCGTCAGATGAAAGCGCCTTTCTTGCTCATGCCCTTTTCTCAGTTTCACGAGGATATGGAGATCTTGCTTAATCGTCCAGTCTGGACACATGAATTTGTTTCTCCTAAGTTTAAACAAGAAGTAGAGCGATCTTGGACATATGGAGTAGGTGTTACTTCAGATAAAGAACGCCAAGAACGTTTTGAAGAGTCTATGCAGGATTTAAAGAATATGGGCAAAGAAGTTATTATCGTTGAACTGGAGGGAGAATGAACCTACGCACCGTCGCCGCTCTCTTCAAGCAAGATGTTTTAGAAATGTTCAATTCTTGGAATGAGGATAAGCCTCTCAGAACTGGTTTTCCACACGCTAGTAATATATTAGCTCCTGATCACTCATTCTGTATGAGGCAGTTAGTGTTAGCTGCCTTGTATCCAGAACTTGCAGAGCGTCCAGAAACCAAGCCGTGGGACACGCTTACCAATGCACGTTTCAAAAGCGGATGGAAACTGCATGAAAAGTACCAAGAACTATTCTTGAAGTATGGAAAAGTTGTGTACTTCAATGATAATCTAACGACTCCTGAATTGGACTATTCTCATTTTGATGACACAAGGCTGTTGTGGTTTTCCCCCGACGCAATATTGGAAGTTGAGGGGGAGAGAATGGTCATTGAGATCAAGGGATATAAGGCTGAGTCCTTTGACAAGATGGATGAAAATGGTCCCGCTCCAGCCGACGCGCATAAGCAAGTCAACTTCTACATGCATCTCTTAGAACTGAAGCACGGCTTGATTTTAGTTGAAAACAAGAACACCCAGGAGTTGAAAGTCTGGTGTGTTGAGTACGATAAGGAAATGGTTCAACCATACTTAGACCGGATTTATCACTTCAGAACAGCCTTACACAAAGCTGAGAATGATCTAGGTCTACCCAGTCGGATATGCAGTTCTGCCAAGGATAGGAACGCGGAAAAGTGCTTGTGCTGTAACGTGTGCTTTCAGAAGAAAGGATAATGGTATGTTTCAAACCAAACGAACAAAAGCTATTAATGATTGCATACAAGGGATTGTTGGTGATCCTCCCATGGCATGGATGCTTATGCGCCCTAGTATCGGTCATGTAGCGTTAACGCTTCAAAAGAGACTGAGACAATATTATGAAATTGATATCTCTTTTGATGAAGCATGTAGAAGAGTTAGAAAGTTTAAGAAAGGATAAAGATATGGGACGTTCATTTGTCATGAGGAACGGTAAGCCTCAAATTAAAGAGGAAGAAACTGAACAAGAGAATTATGCTATTGTGCCTATCGGATCAAAACAAGATCTCATTTTCAGAGCTGATAAAATGGGATTTATTGAACGGAGATCATGCGCATTCATCCGTGACTATATCCCTGGTGAATTTGACGGCCATGATCTCCTCAAAGATCTCGACTTGTCCGAAATAACCCACACCTTTGTGATCATCGCACAAAATACGGGTGTGAGGAAAAACGACGGGGAAGAGCATGTAGTGGAACATTTGAAACCGCTCGGAGAAACCTATAAAGCAGTCATTTTTGATATGGAGGGGAATAGAGCGATGAACGCCCGCGTCCCGCTCCTTCCAGAACAAGCTGAAATCATCAGGCTGGATTTAGAGAAAGAGGCAAGGTAAATGGAGATTAAGAAAAAAGAGACGCCTTTAGAATATCTAGTCCTTGAATTCGCTGACACTTTAGATACGTTATGTAGATTGTGGGTATTGAAGAGTACTCATCATTTACGTTTTGATCTTGACTTTGCTTTTGCCCAATTCTCGCAAGAGGACATCAAAACCCTTCTTCCCTACTTGCAAGCGTTTGCAGAAACGGGCCAATTAGAACCTCCTAGCGTGACGTCGGCAAAAGAGCATGGTAGTGCACTTCTTCAGAGGTATAGTGAGGCGCAAGAGCCCACCTTGCAAGGGGGAAGCTTGCTAGAAGAGTCGATCAAAAAAACAGCTTCCTTAATTCGTCAAGCTAGCGAGCAAGAAAAACGCATTGATGACTTAGTTGAAACAACTGCACGCCAGAACTTCAACAACTACGAGCAAGAGAAACGTATCCAAGCTCTTGAGCAACTGGTGAAAGAGTGGAGTAGTTGCAATTGGTCTGTTGCATCTGCACGTGATCTTAAAAAGCTTCAAGAAAAGACCTCTCAACTCTTAGGAGAATGAGCCATGAATCCACAAGATCTCTTTCAAGAAGTGCGAGCAGGTGGAGACATCAAATCCTTCCTGCTCTCTCTTCATCGGAGAAACACAGGAGAGTTGGAAGCGATTGATCCAATCGATACAGACAAGCTAGCCGCTATGCCAACCGTGCTCGTCCCTTCTATTGCTCCCTCTCGATCTATTGCTACCATTCTCCCTCATCAGCTCTACATTGATGAGGGAGCCTATCATCTCAAGATGGATCATCTGACGGCAGACACCATCGATTTGGTATCTGAGGCTGTAACGCGCTTCCGTCGTGCTACAGGCTACTATCCTGATGAAATTATCCCATGTCCATCTCGCTACATTCTTCTCAAGTTTGGGCACTTCTGCCCATGTATTGGAGTGCTCATCCCATTCTCAAGAGATTTTGTGTTCCCTGTGGATTATGATGTTGTTGTCAGGAGAAGGATGCATGGATAATAATGCTGTTACCTTCTTCACTGGTTTTGCTGTTGTTCTTGGTATGTTGGTTGTTTTGATTGAACTAGTTGTCATGTGTTTTATTGGATTGTTTTCTCGAAAGGAGAAATAAATGTCTCAACAAATTAAAGAACGTATTGAACGGGGTGCTGCCCTACTTGATGATAAAATCCCCACTTGGATAGATAAGCAAGATCTTATCTTACTTAGTCTCATGAGTGCATACTGTTGTGTTTTGGGACAGGCTGAAGAAGAGGGAGAGTACTGGGAAACGCTAGGAAAATTGTTCCCTGGAAAGACTGAAGAAGAGTTGAATACCCTTGCGTATGAGCACGGCTTTAATATACAGCTTCCCACGTGTCGTGATCTCTCAGAGAAAGAATATCAGGACTATACAGACCTGACAAACGCATGGAAGATCTTCATTGCAGAGCGACGTAGGGCTCTAGGGAAAGCTCAATACCTAATGGAGGATAGAGCAAGTACCACGAGTTGACACTCGTAAATGTACTATGATACACTTCCACCATTCGTTGTAACCATATCTTTTCTCGAAAGGAGAGAGAATTATGACAGATGAATTGTTAACCGTGCGAGAAGTGGCGAAAGCGCTTCGTGTAGATGATACGACCACTCGGAGGTGGATTAAGAATGGCAGTCTAGAAGCCGTCAGCTTGCCTCATGTGGGCAAAAGACAAGCTTATCGGATTAGGCGTGAAACTTTAGATAAGCTTTTGAATTCTGTACCTGCTTAATTACCACATCACCTAGAAAAGTATGGAGACTACCTCAAAAGTAGTCTCCATTTTTATGTCCTCCAAGCCCATTTCTCAGATTTGCTTCTCAGGGCGATTTGAGCGATTTGAAGATAGGTATATGATTTATCGTCTGACTCCAGACAGGCCACTTCTCGCCTCTCTCAGACGTAAGGCATATGGTTGTAGCGATGTGGAGTATGGAGTAGATTGCAAAGTGTTGGAGTATGCGTTATACTGCACATGATCTACAAAAACTGGGTAGGGAAAAAGAGCTTACCTTTCCTCTGCCTTTTTGTTTAGGGCTTCTTTTTTTTGTGGGCACTCTGAAAAATGAGTGCCCTATTTTTAATCCTCCCTTTTGAAATAGCTTATATCCTAGCTCTATAGCCTGAGACTGCCATAAATTAATATTAGTTGAATAAAGAATACCTCTGGTGTGCCTAGATGCATTCTATTGCATCTTTTTAAATTTGTCCGTACAGGAGACTTGTATAGAAAGTGCCCATTTTAGTACTTGTCTAGTCTTGTATTGTTGTCCTATTCTTACTAGTCATCCGTACAAATATTGACGAAAAATTACACAAGATTTGAGCAAAAAGAAAGAAGGACCTTTTTACAGCCCTTCCCCTTAAACTACTTTCCTACCGTCTGGATAACCCAAAAATCACTTGACAATCCGCTATCTAGTAAGTACGCATAGGGCAAGTACACATATCCTCCATCGCCAAATCCGCTTCCCCACGAATTCCTCACGATGAATTGTAAATCACTATCTTGATAGCCCAAACAGAGTAAAGCGTGTCCTCCCAACAATTGCTCATTATTCTTTGGTAGTGGTACCATGCCTGTATCTGCTACTGCTTGACTCTCAAAGCTCTGATAGACGCTAATGCCTATAACGAACGGTAAATTTTGAGCCAAGCAGTTCTTCATGACAGTGAGATTTTGAGCAACACTTTGGTACTTGAGTGCTCGATCCGTCTTTGCATCCACATAGGCTTGGGCAGTCGGTTTGGATGCGAACTGAGAGATGTCATAGGGCCATTCGCTTTCAGGACAATCTCCCTGTTTAGCAGCTGCCTTGATAGAGTCCCTGATCGTCGCGCCGGAGTCCACTCCCTTTTGCATCCATGATCGGCTGTTGTAGTAGAGGAAGAGGTGCGACGTGACAAAATCTTGCAGTCCTTCTTTCCTGCGTCCAAAGCGAATGGCCGCGCCTGTGGCAAAAGCCGTGCAGGAGCCCAAATTCAACTGGTCTTCAATTGGTGAGTCCTGCAGACGCAGATCAACTGCAGATGGTAGCGTTAGTCCCTCACGTACAGCAAACGCATGATCTCGATGGTCGGGTAACTGTGGCATCCAGCCATATGCATGTGTAGCACTCAAATCCTTATTCCTCTTTCTTCCAGAGTCAGCGCGTTTCTTGCGCCATCTGCCATTGCGGTTTCTAGCGCGTTCACGCTTTCTGACATGCGGTGTCAAATTTCTCTCCTTCCACCTTGCAGGGTGGTATCTCTCAGTATAGAGCATGTTGCTGTGTGCGTGAATACTCTCGGGACTATTGACAAGTGAACTGTAGTAGTCTATAATAATTTCAGAAAGGAGGTGCTTCATGAAAAAAGGAAGCGGAAAGGACTACTACCAGATCTCCATTCGCTTTTTGCCCGACGAGGGTAAACAGATACAGCAATTAGCAACGGTCAACGGGAGATCTTTTAGTAAGGAAGTTCTTCGTTTAGTAAAAGCGCAATTAGCGCTTGAACAACAAAAGGGAGCCGACGAAAACGGCTCCTAAGAAAGGTAAACATGTTAGATCGACTTTCACCAGTAGTATACAGTGATCAGAGAATTCTGACAACAGCACAAATTGCTGAGTCGTATGGGACTGATGAGAAAATCATCAGAAAGAATTTTGAACGTAACCAGGACCATTACACATTAGGGAAACATTACTTCGTCTTAGAAGGAGAGGAATTAAAGAAGTTCAAAGAGGCAACGCGTCAAATTGACGTGACCCTTAAATTTGCTTCTATCCTTTACTTGTGGACAAAGAAGGGAGCATTCTTGCATGCCAAGTCACTTAATACTGACAAAGCTTGGGAATTGTATGAACAGTTAACGGACTTTTACTTTGATCAGCAAGAGTCCACTCAGCTAGTTCAACAGCCCGCCCGCTATTCTCAAACACTGCAAGGGCTAGCTCTTTACCAATTGCTAGGCAATCCTGCTGATCTTCGGGACACTATTATTGTTCTGGAGAGTGAAATGAGTAGTCTGGAGGAAAATCTTGCATACTTGCGGGAAAACGAGCGTCGGCTTTATCCTGATCAGAAGAGACAAAGAAAAACGCATTGCGTTCACGGCCATCCATACGATGGAGGAAATGCTTACGTTGATGCTGATGGATATCGAGAATGTAGGATATGCAGAAGTATGATGGTAAATCGACATCGTGAGAAATAGTCAATTGCGGTGTGTTAAGGACCTGGAAACATATCCAGGTCCTTTTTCTATTTCACAATAATAATCTGATGCACCAGCATTAACGCGACATTTCCGATCGTGCACGAAGCCAGCGCTAGGAATATTCCAATGCCGAGCGCTATGCTTCCAGGTTTTTCTATGCGGATTTCTACCGGAATGTAAACGAGTGGCGATTTTCGTTCTGTCCCTGGAAGCTTGATCTTCTTGACATTTGGATGCGTGTCAATGGATTCAATACTTGGCATCGTGGTTATTTTATCAATGTCCATCATCCACTTGCTCCTGAACTCATGGGTGGAATATTATCCACAATTGTTTTCACCGTTGTGTACGTTTTCTCCAATGTTTGCGTTTGCGTTGCGATGTACTCCGCGTACGTTCTCAGAAATTGAGAAATCAGCACAACCTTGTCCGATCCGGCTTGTGCTGAGTTCACTTGCCCGATCAGATTGAACGCATCAGGATAAAATTGGTTCTTCTGGATCTTTGCAATATCATCCTGAGCATTGCGGCGTTTGCGTAGGAGCACTAACGCCTGATCGAAGTTTGCCGACGTAAGAGGACCCAACGCTGTGAGAGCCGTCTCTGCATCAATAATGTCCTGTTGGTCTGACGCAAGAGTCACGCTGACTTACCCCCTTGCAAGGTGGACTTGGGCAATGCTTGTACAGCGGCCTCTATAAATGCTGAGATAACAGCATCGGAAGGAAGAGGCAAATTAAATGCCTTAAAAAAGCCTTTCACTGCCTCCATGGCAAACGCTTTCTTCTGCTCATCTGTTTGGCCTGCAAATTTCTGCTCTACCATGGCAACCGCTTTTTCGGCAAAGACCGTGATGTATGCTCTCTGCTGTCCTGGAATATGGACAGAGAAAAGATGCCAGAAGTATCCAATGATAATCAAGACAGTTGGCACAACGTATGGAGCAATAGATGTAACAAGTGCGTTCATGATAGGTTTCCTTTCTGAATAAGCTCTATGAGCATGTTGGTTTGTTTCAGCAATTCAGCATCTTGCTCATATAAATGCTGAATAAGCTGTCGTGTTTCTTCCTCTCCTTTTAGATTGATTTGGTAATCGTGCTCTGCTGCTAGTCGATCCTTTGATGCTTGACGATTTTGCGACATCAGAATGATAGGAGTAGCAAATGCAGCTTGAAATGATAAGGCAAGATTGAGAAGAATATAAGGATATCCATCCCAATGAACAATAAGAGCAATGGAATTAAGAATAATCCACAAAACAAGAAGGACGCCTTGCGTAATAATAAATGCCCACGATCCCATGGTTGACGCAACTTTGTCGGATACTTTATCGCCCAATCCCATTTGATCATCATGCTCCGTGTTGATATTCTTTATCCTGTATCGATGGGTAGTATGTTCAAAAAGTTTCATATTTCGTTCTCCTCGTTATGAATACGAATAGTCGTACTTCTCTTGTTGTCGTTGATGTCAATTGCATCGTCTGAAATGGTGATGAGAAGACCTCTTCTCTCTAATGCAATGCGGATTGTCTCTATAGTTCTCTTCAATCTCGTATTGTCTTTTGTGATGTCCTCTGTCTTTCTGCGCAGTGACTCTATTTCTTGTTGCATTGCGAGTATTGCATCATTTTGTGCTTTATTTGTATCATCTCCAACCTTGCTTTTTGCCATTGATCGAGATGCCATATAAGCAACAAAAATAGAAATAACAAAGCTGACAAGTCCAACGTTTGCATTCAATCCTTGAATAATTGCGTTCACAGTATCCCCCTAAGATGTAGGAGAATTATCCTTTGGAAGTAGAAACATTGCTGATTCTATCGCTGTATCCACTGCTCCATACGTTGGAGCAGGCAACTTGAAATATTGAAAAAGCTTCATTGCCTCAGTTATTGCAAGTTGCTTTTTTGCAGCATCACTCAAATCTTTGTTTTGCTGTTCTACCTTCCCTACAGCCATATGGGCGAACTGCTCTAATCTTGCCGCAATTTGATCGGGCATTTTCTGCTTTTGCAAGTTCGCAAGGTGTATAGAACCAAACACACCAAATGCAGTTCCAAACACGAATATAAGTGTGTTGATTGTTTGTGCCCAATTCATATTCTTGCTCCCAAGTCAACAAGCCATGCAAAAAAGAAAAACAAGGCAACAATGACGCAAAGTGCAAAGAAAAGCCATCGATACATTGTTGAAGGTCGGTAATTGCTATCTGCATAAATGGCAAAAATCACAAAAAAGGCAAAATCAACTAATGGGATTCCAAATCCATGCGGTAAGCTCATTTCAATCTCCTTATTGAATTTGGGCAAGCCTCATAATGGTGTCAACATCATCTTTGATCGTTTGCCCTACGGTCTGAATTTGAGTAAGATTTGTCACGATTGGGAGCGCTTTGAGTGCTGTTACCTCCCCTTGCAAGGCGGATACCTGATTGGTCAGTTGGGCGTTCTGGGTACTGAGTTGACCAATACGAGGGTCCATTCCTAGACCTTTGTCGATATGGAGCATGTACACGCGCCCACTACCAGGTGGGTTATCGATAATGTGATTAGGATCGAATATCAGCACGCCTCTCTCAAATGCCTGATAGACAATTCCAGGGCGATTTGGTACAGGAGTCTCTCCTGACAAGGGCAATCCTAGGTATGTCAATCCACAGAGCGCATTCCCGCCGTAGGATTGGTAGAAGGCAAGTATTTCCCCATGCAGAGTGAACTTGGTTTCTTTGCATGTCCATTGGCTAGAGTCGCCTGTGAAATGGCTAGCAACGGTACTATTAGTAAGATCTATCACGATAGGTTGGTCCTCCGATGGTTGAATAGTCTTGGGGAAAGCGGCTAGGATTTGGTCTAAGAGCGCCGAATTCTGTACAGCGGTTCCATAGTGCCAAATCGATATAGCGGTATGGCCCTGGTCATGCGCCGCTTTAGCAATGCCCACAACATTGTTGGGTCCGACGCCCTGTGTCATTTCTAGCGTCGGCTGTAAGCACGCGGCTCCCGCAAACTGTACCCAACAACTTGCAAGAAAATCATCGTATTGTTGGGGCATGTAGGCATCCACACAGGGATTTAAGGCTTGGAGCACGCCTTGCCAATTCTGTTGTGTCGGATCAGCCCACGTACTTACCAAGAACACGCCTGGATACCCTTGCATCTGAGAACATAAGCGTTGTGCCCACGCGACTTGACTATTCCATTCCGTTTCAGCATCCATGCACACCACGCCGCTGTCATCCATAAGTAGCTTCAGCATGGTAATTTCACCATCCAAGAAGTTGTAAGTATCCCCATAGCTGTACGTGTAAGGGATGCAGCCAACACCCGATGTTTGCAGGACATTTTTGATTTGTCGGTAGCCATTCAACCCGCCATACCACCAATTCCCACCGTCCGCCACTTTGAGCAAAAGCGACTGTATATCATGCGCCCGTGCAAATTGCGCCGCTTGTGTGAACTGTGAGAATGACCAATTGGCTGTTTCCGTGCCAAGAAATAGGATATGCTGACCCGTGACTTTTGCCACATCGGTACATGTCATAATTCATTTTCCTCCATTTTTTCAATGTAGATTAAGGCTTGTCGTACTTTTTCAACAGCCTCATTGTGCAATGCTGCTCTTTCTTCTAAGCTTAAATCAAAAGGAACACAAATCTGAAAAGATGTTGAGAATTCGCCATTTGACACATCTACCAATGACACATCTACTATTTCTAAATGCTTATCGGGATAATATTCTTCAAGTAAAGCTTGTGCAAGGGGAAGTTGAGAACTTATTATGCTATTGCAAGCCTTGCCTAATATCTCCTTAGCATTTTCTAACTCTTGGTTTGATTTCCTGTAAGCCTTGATCAAACTTTTCTCTATCACTTTAGTTTCTCCTTTTATGGAACAGTATAGAGCACTATCGTGCAAATTGGAATATGGTCAGTACTACACACCTGATGGTAAGGGCAAAATCACCAGTATCTTGGCGTTGCCACTCCCATCATCTACATGGATAGGCAAGCCGCCCTTGGTTATGGTGATCCAAATCTGCCAACTCCCGGCGGTATCCACATCTCCAGCCTGAAACGTGTAACTTGCTTTGCCTGTATCATTGCTGTCTATGTTCCAAGCGCCTGTACACGTCTTAATAACATTTGTAGCTGCATTAAACAGCTTCATGGTGATAGTGGCACCTAAAATACTCATAAATCCATTTTTATGTGCCACATAGATACTAAATGGATTTCCAGTATCATTTTGGAAGATCGGGCTATAATCATCAACTGGAATTACTGTTGCCATAACACTACTCCTCGTTTAGCGTGATATTGCCTGAACGCGTATTCACTGTAAAATTGCCTTGTCTACTGTTTTCTTTAATATCACCACTTCGTACATAGACATCAGTTTGCCCTTGCCGTGTAAAGACCGTAGCATTCCCGCCTCGTGCGTAAAAGATAAGGTTGGTAGCAGGAAAGATTGACGCAACTCCTGAGTCCGATGGGAGCACGCTTTCAACAATCTTGATACTGCCAACCATGGAGAGAGATTCCGACAATCGCACGCTATCAGGCGGTGCGATAAAGATTGCAGTCCCGCCGGATAAGATCACAGGGATAAGTTCAGAAAGTTGCACAAGGTCAGTTGCTTGGATGCTCCCAAGCAGGCTGTACTGCTCGGAGAGTTGGGCGTTCTCAGTTTGTTGAACCGCGCCCATTAGTTGGAGCAGTTCGGAAAGTGACACCTGCTCAGAGACAATCACCAGTCCCCCTTGCAAGGTGGATAGGTCTGAGATTTGGGCGTTTTCTGTTTGCTGAGTAGCACTCAGTAGGGAGTATTGTTCTGAGAGAGAAACACTTTCAGGAGGTGCGATGAAAACGGTAGCAGTGAAGTAAGAGACTGTTTCCCCTAAGCTAACGGAGTCAGTAGAATTAATGAGTCCTAGCAGATTGAGCAGTTCTGATAGTGATGCGTATTCTGTAGATTGAGTAGAGCCCAAGAGAGAATAGTTTTCCCCGAGCGATACTATCTCAACTATTTGAGATTGGCTTGTCAGTTGTGAAATCTCCGATGGCTGTACGTTTTCAGAAGCTATCTGAGTAGATCCTGAAAGGGCATTCAAATCTGAAAGCAAAGCACTTTCGAAGTTTTGGGATTGCCCTGTCTGAGAATTGATATCTAAAGGCGATACATTCTCAGGAGCAATCTGAGTTGAGCCTTGCAGAGTAGATTGATCAGATATCGGATCGGTTTCTGTAGATTGGAGAGCGCCCGCGCTAGATACGCTGTCCCCTAGCAAGGTGTTCTCAGATGCTATTGAATTTGTCCCCATAAGGTTCGATTGGTCTGAGATTGGGGCGCTATCAATATTTGACAGAGCGCCCACAAGCGACGGGCCTGACTCCCCTGGTTGAGCGCTATCGATTGTGGATGGCTTGCCTGTCAACAATGTCAACTCGCCCAACTGAGCGCTCTCAGAGACAATCACCAGTCCCCCTTGCAAGGTGGATAGGTCTGCAAGAGAAACATTTTCCGTGGGCGACGGTTGCCCTGTAAGTGCAGGTGTGTTCTCTCCTGGCATGGCATTCTCAGATGCAATCTGTGTCACTCCTGTCTGGTTCGATTGGTCCGACAAGCCCGCGCTATCAGTATTTTGAAAAGTTCCCAATACAGAATTGAGCACTTCTGCAAGTGCTACATTTTCGCTAGGCATGGGCACGCCCGCCAATAGCGTGCTTTCTCCCAAGTTCACACTTTCAGATGCAAGCGTCGTCGCACCAGATAGCGTATTCAAGTCTGCAAGAGAAACTGCGTCCGTTACTGATGATTTCCCCACCGTTGATGTCACTTCTCCGAGAGTCACATTTTCAGTGTTGGCAGGTAACCCTGATACTGCTGTTGTCATCTCTAAAAGTGACCCTGACTCACTCCCAGACCATAAATTCACGATTGAAAAGACTTCCAAGACAGACACAGACTCAACTGGAGCGGTAAATGTATTTGTAACTGCAAACGAGCTTGTTGTTACTTGCATATCTGAAGCCACTCCAGCAGTCGCACTATTTGACACCCAAATAATAGGTAATACACTTTGAACAGTATCTGCTAGCCAAAGATCAGTATACAATAAATCAGATGATGCAAATGTAATTGTTGCCATACTGGTTGCTGAAAAACTATACGTTGTTTTGCTATTGCTTGTGACACTAGAATTTATAGTTCCAATAGAGGTATAGGTTCCACTTGAATAACGAAAAAATCGTATGGTAAGTGTTGATGTATTATCGCCCGTAAACGTAACACTTGCAGACCAGTTGCCTGTTGCGAACGTGCCCACGCCTGGAGCCGCTGTAGCCCATCCCTTCCCTGTAGGAGTGGAAGGGATGGATGTTACCGTCGCGACACTTCCACCTTGTGAAAGAATCTCGTTATAGGTACTTGACCCTGAAGGTGTCGTTGTTTTTGACGTTTCAGTACCGCCTGTAGCTGAAGACATTGTACAGGCGGTAGAAATTGTACCATTGGCGACGCTACTTCCGTAATAAATAGTCAAATCACGTTACCCCAAGCACGTTCTGAATATTTGTCACCATATCAGAAGCATCAGCGGGAAGTGTTCCATTTGCTAATTGAACAAATCGATGCAAATCTGCGACAAATGCCTGAATAAACGCTTGATCTGCTGGCGATATGGCAAGGCCCGTCATAACTGCGGGCGTGAGCTGTTGATTATACACTTGATAGCGTGACCTCGCCCATTGGATCGTTGTCCGCCATTGCTGCAAGTCATTTTGCAACGAAACGGTCAAATGGGTTGAGTCAATTGGAATAAAAGCCATGGTTATTATCTCCTAACACTTCTCGGTCAATGTAAGCGTTTCGTTAGTTGAGCTGTTTAAAACGAAACCAGGAATGACAATATGCGATGCGGTTGTACCCGTGCCAATTGTCGCATTGTTTGATGTATATGCTTCTGTGTATGTACCTGCATTTCCGCTTGTACCCGTGATAGTGCCCACTATGACAACATTGCGGTTACCGAGTCCAGTTGTTGCATTGTAGGTGAAAGCACCTGCAGACAGAGCGCCACTATCCACAGAACTGCTAACTGAACTGGGATTGTCCGTCACGCTAGGTATAGCACAGATGTCGGTACCGATGGGGAAGTTGACAGCGGGGGTAAAGCTCACAACCGTCAAGGTTGTGTTTCCTGCACTAGCAGTAGCATTCAATGTGATTGTCGTTGGATTAGCGCCATTGTAGCCAAGGGTCATTGTTGATCCATTGGCAAGGCCATTGACAAGCGCCTGTACAGAAAGAGAGGTAGTTGCACTTGTGCCTGATGCAACAGAAAGTTTCGCCGCAAATCCATTCGGACTTACCACAATGTGGCTCATGATGGCGACTGCTGAACCTGTGCTGTTCCATAGGTTCTTGAGCATTGAAATGCCGCCATTGTCGGTTATGACGTTGTGATGGCATGAACGCTCGTAAAGTTCACCAGTATCCGCGTCCCAGTTCTCAAGTTGCCAAACGCACTGATGTCTTGCAGACCTCGCTATCACTTCCTCATAGGTATCTGGTTTGAAACCTTTTCTCCAATATCCAGGGACAGCGAGATATTTATAGGAAGGCAAGTGAAAACCTAAGCGAAGCCTTTTCGCCTTCCACTCTTCTAATTTTCTCCTGTCATCAGGGATAGCGCTTGGTAAGATAATATTTGTCATAATGCCTCTTTCTCCACCTTGCAAGGTGGTACGCTAGTATGATTTACTGCTTGGATTGTACCCAAGTATTTTAGTAAGCGTCTTTTGCCAGTTCCCTAAGTTAGGACCTGAGATAGCTGTTATACTCCAATAATAGAGCATGGACACTTGATTGCCTACGAGCGTGATTTCAGGCTTCAAATCCATCGCTGTGATCAACATAGCCACATCGTTCAAGCCAAGCTCAGGAATGACGACGGAGAGGTATTGGCCGACGGAGAGTCCAGTGCGATTGGTTTGACAGAGCAACGTCTGGCCTATCACGCCATAGCGTTGGAGCAGTCCGTCCCCGTAAGCTTGTGCCGCCGCTACGGTGAGTTGCTGAGCAGACACGTCCTCTACCACTTCCACAATTCCCGCGCCGCCTGTAAGGGCCGCGTATTGCGCTTGAGTGGTGGTATTGGGAAAACCTCCCGTGTTGTCACGCACGACTTCCGTTGTGTCCTGGCCTGTGTAAGAGATGGTGAAGCTATCACGATTGGGCTGTAGGATTGTCCCAGCCGCATCTTGGGCAAGAGAAGTTGAACCTAGGGCATAGTAGAAGTCTTTGCCGCTGTCGATCCCCTTTAGTCCGATAGTTTTCGACTGGCCATTCACGGAAATAGTTGGAGCGTTTCCAACAACTGGAAATTGAAGTACCCAACTGGTAGAAGACCCATCGCCTGGGTGTGTTTCTACGACAGATTGCGTTGTGAGAACACCTTGCAAGATCATCCTATTGCGGTACAAATCCCCTGAATTCTCGACTGAAAGCGTATTCGGGCTTGCGTCGTCAGGGAAGAGCACATCATTGGATGTGAGTATCCATGGTGCGGGCTGTTCTATCCTCGGGTTGAAAATTGCGGCTTTGGTTGGCAGGATCTGCCAATAATAATCTGATTTCTTGCTCAAATCATCCGCGTTGGCCGAGACAAACGTCCGCTTGTAGTTGGCAGTCGCAATCAACGCTCCAAGTCCGATGTTTGGATGGAGTGCCGCTAGCACAAGATCTGTCAACTGCGGGGTAGCAGTTGGATCTGTTGACGTGAGTGTGACACGCGTGTACGCATTGATGCCGCTGAGTGATTGCCCTTGCGGCTGTATGCGGAAATTACGGTAAGAGTCCCCGTTCGATCCCGCCCCCGACACATGGATCATTCCTGCCAGCCCTGGACCCGCCAGCGATGCGTCCGTCGTTGAGATCAATTGCACGCCATCCATATACACCGTGATGGCAGTGCCAACCATCAGCACATGAAATCTCTTGTAGGTTCCTCTCGTAAATGAAATAGCTATATTTGAGCCTAATTGCGTTTTAACATTTGCAACTACTTTAAACAATTGAACTATATTGGTATTTCCTGCATTTGAAGCACTATCAAAAATATCTAACTCATAAAAATTACTTACAGATGTCTCGCGCCATACTAGTCCGCCTTGGTTGATAGCATCGGCATCTAAGATAAGATCAACGTCACTGACAGAAATGGCAGTCCACAGAAGTAGAGCGGACGCGCCACTATTTATGGTTACCCGACTGTTCGACGTATCAAAGTTCCAAGTCCCGGATGATCCTCCAGTACGGAAAGTATTTGTGTACGAGGTGTGATCATCGACGGCAAACGTGTCGAGCGTCGGAGCTGGCTGTGTCGTGATGCCAGTAATCGGCCCACCATTGGAAACATTCGTCCAAGATCCGGTACCCGTAGGCGACGTGGCAACAACCACTGACGTATTTGGAGGTGTAACTGCTGTCCAATTCACCACAGTTGATCCCGCTATCAGAGCAGGAGTGAGGGACAGTACTGGAGATATTCTAGTGCCTGAGCTGTTGAAACTTCCAAGTACCCATGCCACAAGATTCTGAAGCTGTGGCATGCACGATGCACTAGCTGTTGTGAGAGTGACGGAAAACTGAACAGAAATACCTGACAGCGATTGACCTGCTGTCAAATTCGGAATAGGACCGCCATTGGTGATCGTTTGAAATGTGCTTCCGCCATCAACAGAAGATTGCACAATCAGACTGGTAGATTGACTTCCAATCGAAACATCTTGCCACGACACCACACTTGAAAAATAAGATCCCGATGATGACAAATCAATAAATGGAGAATACCATGAGCCTGTCAAGCCAACAACAGTTACGCCAAAGTTGTTGAATTGCGCTTGATATCCTTGAGACACACTGGTATTTGAAGCACGAAGGCCTATGTACCCCTGTGCTGTATAGGTACCATCTGTGACATTTACATACAAAACACCATCAACATAAATTTTATGACTAGAACCTTGAAATACAATAGTCACGTGATGCCAAGACGCAGTAGATATACTAATAGCAACTGATGCAATTTGTGTCCGTGTTCCATTTGACGATGCATTTGTATTTGAACCTCTTTGCAGATTGACAAAGTTCAGATTAAATTCAGCTGCGTAAGCATAGTCTGCGTCGTAGTTACTCCATCCCGTAGAACGATAGATGATTGAAGGACGCCATGAGGTACCGTCAATGTAAACATCGCATTCTATGACGCCATCAGCCCACTGCCCTGCAAAATCGAGACGTGCATCTCCCTGCATATTAATACCTGTTTGTATCCAGAGTGTTTTCAGATTGCAATGCATGCTAATTGTTGTCGCGGATGGTCCCGTTGCTCCGTCTCCAAAGATTGTCATGCCTGAAAGATTTGCCGCGCTCCATTCCCTGATAGCCTGATAAAGCGTCAAAGTCGTTGCCTGTACCTGCGTATTATTGAAAGTCATTCCAGGAGCATTCCACTGGGCATTCGTTGTGAATTCGCTCTGGATATCTGTTTTTGAAGCTGTGTAAGATGGAACAAGTGTGCAAATCACGCTCGTCAATGCTGGGTTGGACTCAGGAGAAGCTCCTGCCAACTGCTGAAACGTCTCTCGAAACTGGATAGACATTCCCGACACAGACAATCCAACCGGAAAGTTTGGCAATGGAGCATTATTTTTACAAACAGTGTAACTATTCCCGCCATCAAGAGAGTACTCAAGTTGCACGTTCATATTGGTAATTTGAGATGCAATCCATGATATATACGAACTTTTTAATATTCCAACAGAGCTAATACTATAAGAAGAACTGACACGATTAGAAGTAGTGCAATCATACGTATTGACAATAGTGCAAGAGACACTTCTATACCCACTATTCTGCATTGGTTTAGGCGGATTCACATTAAACGTTCCATTAAAAAAGGTATTAATAATTGTTCCACTTGAATTGACTTCATAAATATTCTTAAAGTAGGCAGTATAGGTACCAGACGCATCACCTTCAAACACGACAGTGATATACGAGATGGTTTTTCCTGAAAAATTGTCAAGCAGGAAGCTCCGATGATACCAATTGCCAACGGCAAATCCTGCAAGATTATGATTTGGATGCGGTGGAATGTTTTGCGCATCAAAATATGGAAATGTTTGTGATGCATCCCGAAGTGATGTACCATCCGTAAATACCATATCCACGCCACATTCACCATTTGGAGAAGCAGGATCAATCCAAATATCGTACACAAGATAGCGCCCTGAAACAATAGAAATAGAACCTGATGAAAAGATTTGCATGTAAAAATAGGCATTGCCGTCTTGAGTAAGTGATTCTGTCCCTTGGAATTTAATGGTTGGAGTTGGAGTGCTCGTAAGTGAATTGCTTGCCGCAGTTACATTGGTAAGTGTCCCTGTACCGAAATTTGAAGTCGTAGATTCAACAATTTGGACTTGAGATCCAGCTAATGCAAGCTCAAGATCGCCTCCGAGATTAGACGTTGCAGCCGTTCCTGAAAGCGTCCCCTGACCAAATTCAGCCTGAGTATTATCCTCTCTGATCGCATAATTGGCAGTGATCCCGTCTCCTGACAGCACATCATTGGTCATTCCTGCAAAAATCACGCCTGCGTACTGGTTTGTATAGATCCGGTTCGTTGTCCGTTCATCGGCCACCTGGTGCAAATCATTGCAGTCAATATCATGCTGACGTAAATTCCCATCTCCTACTTTATATTTGATAGAAGTGTGTACTGTTCCTGTGAACTGGATAGTGCTTGCAGAGTCAGTGAGAGTTATAACTTGACCTTTGACAAAATTAAACGCGTTATTTGGGTCTAATACGGTAAAAGTAAGCTTAGATCTTTGCTCGATTATAGGATTGAAGTCAAATGAACCTTCTTTGATATCATAGGTGACAGAAGCTATCTGAATTGTGAAGGTGAGAGGTGTCCCTGCTGACCCATAAAGACCTAATCCGTAAGGTCCTGACCCATAAAGACTTGGCATTCTTAACTCCTATTCCCCAAACCAAGTCCACGATGTGGGCACAACACTATACGTGAGTTTTATCCATTGACCTGCTTTTAGTAGAATAGTCACTCCTGACGCGTTTGATGTAATCCCAGTGTTAACAGTAGTTCCCGATGTGTTTCCTATTGCTATTGACGTTACCGTTCCCGCAATGATAGAAACCATACAATCAAAACCTTTTACATTTTGTATTGCTGTTCCTGATGCCGGAATACTAGGAGGAGTAACTGACCCAATTGGATTAAATCCATTATTTCCATCTGCTCTTGTATTAGTCCCAACCATAACAATACTTCCAGCACCAGGATACAACGTATTATTATGAATCTGATTATAATTAGCACCCGATTGTTCTCGTATTGTTCCAAGTGAAACGATATTATCATGTATATCATGATAAGTACTATCAACCTGTATAGCATCTACTGATGACTCAAAATAACAATCATGCACGTTAATTCTCGTACACCCTGATATTTGCAAATTTGTTGAATTTGCATCAATAAAGACGCTATCTGATACAATACCTTTATCTGTTGAGAATATTCCCATATTCTTATCAAATGTTGCACTAATACATTGCGCCGCATGTACAACAAACTTTGGTGTGCTTACAAGCACGATATCTTTCGCGGTATTCGCAAAACATGATACATCGTCAATAATAATGTTTGATGTATTTTGGATATTAATACCATTTCCAGCATTTGTCTCCCACTCCCCGCCAACGATTTGCGTATTTGCACCGCCTTGCTGATTAAATCCATCCCCGGAACAGAAGTAAGCATGGCAATCAACAAATTTCTGCTGATATCCTAGACAATTGAATCCGTGCCGTGTTGTATTTTTTGCCACATTCCCAAAGGAAATGATCCGGTGATATTCACAGTCTCCCGTGTTACCTGTGATAACAAGATTGTCACCAGGAGTACCTGCATTCATACCGTTTGACTGTAAAGTAATGTTTTCAAAATAACATTGATCTGACGCCCCAGATACCGCATCTAGTTTTAAGCCCGATCCTCCAAATTGAGTAATACAACAATTCATAATATCGCATTCCGCCCCACGGACTAGGACCGCGCCTCCTGTGGATGTTGTGCTATTTTTCCCTTGAAACGATATTCCCTGAATTACACAATTATTTGACTGTTGTGTATTCCCAATTATAATTGCCCATGCAGGATCTGAAGATCCTGCAATAGTGATAAGTGTTGTACCAATTTCTCCCCAAGCAAGAAGAGTAATATACGGTTTGTCAATTATTATTGAAGAAGAGATAATATAATTTCCAAATGGTAAACAGATAACTCCTCTTGTTATTGAGTTAATAGCTGCTTGAATCGCCAATGTATCATCAGTAACACCATCACCCATTGCACCCCATTTTGAATCCTTAACATTAATAAAGCTTTTTAATGTGCCATCAGCATTATGAGTAACAGCTAAAAAATCATTAAGAACGGCACCCCATGTATTACTATCCGAATTAATTACAGGAAATCTCGACACTAGATTGCTCCTTTCTGTAAACTCATTTCTTTAGCCCATGCCCTCTCAACTCTCTCTGAACGCGCTTCATTGTGCTATTTGTGATGTCTTTCCCGTCAAGCGTGATTTGAATATAGGTGTCTCCCTGATTTCCACCTTGCAAGGGGGTAGATGAGGCGCTAGCTACTCCCTTCAATCCAACGGTAACGGGCTTGGCTAGATTGTTCATGGCAGAAGTGATGAGGGGCACGCCGTTTACCATTCCTTGGGCGATTTGGTTGGATATCTCCATGCCTTGATTTTCTAGACCCATCAGAGGACCTACCTTAGCAGGAGAGTGAGGCAAGTGATCTGATATCCACTGAGTGACATTATGAATTGCATCAGTTACCCAATGTATGGCACCTGTTATACCGTCTGCAAGTTTCTTAATAATAGCCCCACCTGCATTTAATGCATCTGTTTTTATTGTTTCCCACGTATCAGAGAACCATTTGCCTATATTGCCAAATGCTTTTATTGTTCCATCGTATGCTTCTGTCCAACGATCATGAAACCAACCTCCAATATTGCCAAAGAGCGCCACTATTCCCGCCCAAAACCCCTTGAACCAAGTAGCTACGTTATTCCATACCCCTGTTAACCATTTGGATATTTCTCCCCAATGCTGAATAGCTAGTATGATGCCAATGACCACAGCGGCTACAACAAGAGCTATGAGCAGGAAGGGCCATGTGGCAGCTATGGTAGCAGCTGCCACAGCCAAGAGTGGAGGGACAAGCCCAATGAGGAAAGCAATACCAGCAGTTACGGCCTCAATGCCCGCTGTGATCAAGGCTGTTACAAAAGTCCCAACAATTATTGCAGCCGTTGTAGCAGCTTCTATCCCTGCTGAAATTAATCCTGCAATAAATGATCCGACAATTTGAGCACCTGATATCAATGATTGCACGCCTGACGCAATCATTGAACCAATGAATGCCCCAATACTAGCTACAGCCGCCCACCCTTCCATAGCTGTCGTGATAAGAGAGGCAACAAAACCACCCGCCATTTGAGCACTTGCTATAACAGAAGCTATCCCCGTTGCAGCAAGATCCACTGCAAGAGTGCCAAGCGCTATCAACAATGCAGGCAACGAAAAAACGGCAATAGCCAAAAACACAGCTTTTAAAGCATCAGCAGCAACTTTATTGTGTTCAAAAAAAGATGTGACATTTGCAATACTATTAATTAAAAATGTTAAAACAGTAACTAGAGCACCAATTGCAAACACTATAGACACACCTAATACTTGACCTAATAGTATAGCTACTGGAAGAAATGGCTTTACAGCATTATTAAGATTAACGACCGACTGCCCTAAATTTACAAAAATAGGACCTAAAAATGCAATGACAGGATGCAATGCTTTCATCACATCAGATAATGCATGTCCACTTGAGATCCAATTCCCAAATGCCGTAATAGCTGGTGTAACCGCACCTAATATTTGACCTAAGACAGGCAAGAGAGCAGTCCCTATATCAATGGCAAGAACCGAAACAGAAGCTTTCGCCCTATCCATTTGATTATTGAAAGTCCCTTGAACCGTACTCCACCCTTCTACCGATGTACCGCCTGCTTTTAATGCTCCCGTAACGTTATTAACATCTTTTTCATAATCTTGTAAATTTTTACCACCAAGATTTAATGCAACGTTTAAACCTGCTTTTCCGCCCATGATATTCTTCATCGCCGTTGTCCATTCAACAGAAGAAGCAGGAAATTTTTGCCCAACATGGTCCTCAATAAGCTGTAAGGCCGCTGGTAGACCTTGGTTTCTGAGTGTGTCTGCAACATCTTGCGCTTTGAGCCCTACCGCAGTTAAGGACTTCACAGCAACACCAGAAGGGGCATCCAAAGACCGGATGGCAAAAGCAAGATTTTGCGAGGCTTGCAGAGCAGGAGTTTGAGCATTGGTCATCATCGCAATAGCCGCGCCCACATCTGAAAATTTCAAACCAGCATTTTCCGCAACAGGCAAAACTGCCCCGAGTGAACTAGCAAGATCTTCCATATGCATCTTGCCCTCTTTTGCCGATGCAATAATCTCATTCATTGCGCCAGCGGCATCAGAAGCAGGAAGGTGAAAATCATGCATTACACCAGTTAATGCCATGGTAGTTGCAGTTAAATCAGCATTGTCAGTTTTTGCGCCTTGAGCAGCAATAGTCATCTCATTTAGACCAGCAGCGCCATGTTGCCCACTGCTTTCAATCATAAACATTGCTGACTCTATATCTTTTGTTGATGTTCCCGTATCAACCGCAATCTTCTTCATGCCATCGCCCACCATTTGAAGATTGCTTGCAGTTTCACCAGCGCCCGTCTCAAGAGCAACCAGTCCTTTTTGAAAATCACCTGCCATTTTGACTGAAGCAACCGTAGCAGCAACCGCCGCGCCTGCTACAAGCATGCCAACGTCAGCAACGCCTTTAGCTAAACCCGTTGTATCTGCTACGTATTCAACAACCATTTGTGCTAGAAGCAACTAATTCCCCTGTTCTGCTTTATCGGCTTCAATAGCTGCAATGAGTGCATCAGTTATATCCTCATCATCATCATCCGTTTGACCATCTTTTATCTTTTTATTCTGTTTCTCCATTTCCTCATCTTCTATCGAAAAAATAGCAGCCCAATCTGTTATTTCTGAGCTGCCTATATCCCTCATCAACTGCTTAACGCCTCTAGGAGCACCTATTTCACGTGCTATTCTATGGTATAACTTTCGCTCTCCACTACTCGCGGATCTGAAGTATCTTTTTTTTCCTCAATATCTTCCTCTCTCAATCCTGACATCTCTGCTACGGGCTTATTGAGAAGCTCTTGAACACCGCCAGATTTCTGATTGAGCAGACCGATATCACGCATGGAAAAGATCAACTGACCAGCTTTAGGATGCTTAGGTTTCCCATTTGCGCCTGGATATTCATGAAAATGGGGATGATCCACCGGAGGAAGGCAAACAGAATCGGGATAGCGAACTGACAAAATCACCATCATGGGATAGAGCTTTTTAATATTAACTTTTGCCTTTTTCCCTTCTATTTCCGTGCATTTGTCAAGCAAATCTCCTCTTTCTTCTCCTGTTAGCTCACGAAGCATCACCCATCTATTCCACTTTTCAACCCAAAATGGCCTTTGCTCTAAAGGCGTTTCAAGTGCTAATTGTCGATAATCTTCAAAGTCTTCATGCATGTCAATAAACTTTCTGACTACTAAAGTAACAAGTACAGTTAAAATAACTGTTATGAATGCGTAAAACATTAACTTGTCGTGAGGACCATTTGACCATCTATCTGAAAGTCCAAGTCCTCCATCTCCAAGTCTTTCAAGGGAACCTTCATCCCATCCTTCATGAGCTTGCCGTACGCCTCAAGTCTTGGAAGTCCGGTTGTGGCATCCATGACCAATGAGAGAATAAGCGTGTCATCGGTAAAAACTGTGAATAGACCAACGTAGGTGTTATCTACCAAGAACCGATTAATCTTGACCGATCCTCCAGCCAACCCTGGCAAAAACGTTTCCCACCGTGTCGGAACGTTATTTGTAGTCATACAGGTAGTTGGGTGCGTTTTTCGGCTAATGTCAGGGGCCCACTCCAGAACATCTCCAATCGCCGTAAAATTAAAGTACGCGCCCGTCACACGACAACCAACCGATGTTCCCAAGAATGCATTGTTGAAAATGACCTTCCCGCCAACGTACTGGATTGCATAGATTGAGCTTGCCTGTGTTATCCAAGTAGCGCCTGTTTGCACCCGCGTGATTGAAACGCTTGGGCTAGAGCCACCTGTTAAGCTGTTTGTGCCAAGAGTGATAAGAGCTTGTGAAGCAAAACCCAATGAAGCAGCAAATTCTACTGTCCAAGGGCCGCCCGCGCTACCAGTTACTAGCGCGTTACTAGCTCCAACACTTGAAAGCGCTTGCAGAGCTGTTTGGACTTGAGCAGCAGTTGCATTGTAGGCAATAGCCGATGTTGTTTGGGCACCAAACGTCAACGTAAACGTGCCGCCAGTCGGAGCGCCCGTGATTGTGACCGTTTGAACCTCATCGACTTCAGCTTGCACTGTCCAAATCGCCGTACGGTCCCAATAACGTTTCGTTAGAATGGCCGAGCTGTTGAACGTCTTGTGATCTCCGCTATCAGTAAGTGCCTGATTCGTCAATGCGACGTTGGGTGTACTGGTGAGTAGCAATTGCGCTCGATTTCCATGAGTACTCGTCACAAGCTTAAGCTCCGATCATGTATAGGTAACCGCGCCTGTTACAATCATGTCCCATGATACAGTTTCCATATCTTTCAATGGTGCTTTAGCTGCAAATTTCTCAACAAACGCATTAAATGCAAAATTGTGTGTTGCACTTAAATTCAGCACCATTGCAATTGCAGTGTCGGTTGTAAGACTGTTGAACAAGACAACTTGACCGTTCGTATCAGTCATGTCGAGACGCCCCTGGAATTTCACCTTTGCACCAACAAGACCAACTGCAAACGTTTCCCAAGGCAGTCCCGCTAGTCCAAACTTGGTCGTAGCGTGAGACTTGCGGTCAACGTCTAGTGTCCATTCGTCAATTTCCGCAACGGTTGCAGCAACGACTAGGACATTCCCGCCCTTGCCATGGATAGCTGCCATTAGATTGCCTCCGTTAAGATTCTGTACCTGTCTGTCAAATGCCACTTTAAGATGTTCGTCGTGTCATCTATAATAATTTGACCATTATCGAATAAACAAGCAATAGACCTATACAAACCTCCAAGAAGTGTTAATGTCGGAGTGCCATTTTGTGCATCATCTAGCGCATTAAATATGGTATCTCGCATTTTTAGTATCTCTTGCTTCCCTTTGTATTCACTCCAACCATGCAATGTTGTTACTACCTCTTGGCCCTTCTTTGAAAATACATTCTTTATTGTTGTAACTGACTCTCCTAATACCACATAAGGCGGTGTTAAGTTGCTAGGTACATTATTCTCATCAAATACCGCCGCTTTTCCATCTGAGTAGGGAAAAGATGCAATCATTCCCGCGTCAGTTCGCAGTGCAAGATAGATAGCATCCCATACGAACCCTTCAGACGTTATCATTTCATATACCTGGATGAGCTAATATAATAGATATCCATTTGCTCTTATTTGCTTCAGATGCATTAAATAAATACGGCCTTGCTTTCATCTTCCATGTCCCATTATGGACATATATTGCATACGATATATCCATATTGCCTATATCACGTTTTCCCCCATCAGCATACACTTGAATATCATCTCGCAAAGCGCCTGTTGCTACCGGGCAGTTGTCTTTAGCGTCCGCTTGGATGAGAGCTGCTATCCTATCCAAGTCCTCTTCAGCAGCGGCAACAATTTTTGCATTAACCATCGTTGCCAACATAGCAAGATCAGGGCCTATGATTCGTACGGTGATGCCGTCTGCCATCATTCCCTCGTTTCGTATTGCTTGACAATCTGATCCGTCAAAACTTGAACAGATTCAGATGAAAGATGAGCAAGCTCCTGTTTGATCAATTCCCTAAGCAAATTTTGAAGCTCAGGACTATCCTGCACTGCCTTTAAATGAACTTCCACATCAACCGATGCCGTTAAATTTGCCATATCTCACCTTGCAAGGGGGAATGTGAGCTTCTGTGTTCATATCGCCCATAATCCCCCTCATTTTTCTAAAGTGGCGTTTTTCGAAGTATCACCACACTCGTAAACACCTGGATAGTCTTCTCTCCATAGGGAGACAGGACCTTGTAGTCGATGCCATCAATCGTGATCATGTCGTCTGTCTTAATATCCGTTCCAAACGGCGCGTGAAGCGTTCTGGAGTCAACACCTACATCTTGCCCTGCTAACAACTGTTGATTTGGCATTGACAAACCAACCATGGCGCACGGAATATTGTCCGCAATGTCGATAAGATTGTCAGCACTACCACCTTTTGTATCAAACGTCTGACTATTGCGCCGTATTGTGCATACCTTATCGAATATTTTGTAGGCATCTGCCCTGATTTTTGCAAGCTCAATAGTCGAGATTGGATTCATGCAATTGACCCATAAAAGTCAGGATGATTGTGCAGTTCAACCTCTTCTTTAGATCTTGGATGGTTCCAAGAATGCGCCTCTGGACTGGTGTTGTGAGGCACGTCAGTCACATTTGAGTGCTGACCATCTCGATTGACTTTCAGCTCTGCAAAGTGATTGCCGTCTTTTTCGTAAATGCTTTTGATGACCGCATCATAGATTTGTTTGTCGTCATCAACGTAAAAGACGCTATCACCTTCATTTGTTTCTTGGTTATTTACTACTGTCATATCCTTTATCCTTGTGGGGAACCGCTTGCGTAGTAGTCGATATTTCTCGGCGCTAACGACAAAGCATCATCCTCACCGCCTGATCCTGCAAAGTCGCCGCGCTTCACTGTGATAGTACGAGGTCTCTGCTTGCGTCGGTATTCCTTTGCTAGTAGCAATATTGATCGTGTTGCTTGATTGCGCTGTAAGCTTTGACCGTCAACGGTTATCGAATACGAAAGGACCCATTGAGCTGCTAGCCGTTCAAGCAAGTCCGCAGCTGCTCGATATCTGTCGTGGCGAAGGCCAGTAATAAAACACGGGGGAAAGACATTTGCTGCAAACTGGAAATGCCCTGCAATAGGTTCTAACACTGAAGGCGTGACTAAAACAGTAAGATATTGCTTTATGATATAGCCATCCTCCCATCCACCACCTCCCTCACTGTAGTAGTCCAAGTACTGGATAGTAGAACCCGAGAACGTCGGACGTGGTGTAAGCGACTTATTTGTCACATCTTCACGTCCTTCGTCTAAGACATCCTGGATTTGCTGATCGGTAAAGATCTGACCACTCCCAATAGGTAGGGTATCGTTTATTAGCACTCTGACAGATGAAATCAGAGATGCTAACGTCGCACGAGCTGTCATAAACGATACCTCACTTTCTTACTATTCATGCATTAAGGACGAGACGGGACAATATCCGCTTGGTAAGTTATGGTAGGTGTAGTCGGTGAACCGCTTAGCGTAGCTGAACAGCGGATCTGCGTTCCGTTTGCTACTGAAGTAGGACTGATAGAAAAAGGTATAAAAACCTCTCCCGCTTGAGCAGAAGCAGTAAGGGTAATTGGCGGAGCAAGGAAATCAACATTCCAAACTGTAGGGACCCCATCATAGCATATGTCTATAGAAAAGGTCCAAACTCCGCTTCCACTAGCTTGCTGAGCTGCTGAGTACAAAATTCGCGCATTTAATCCGCGTCTTGGAGTCCCCCCAGGCAAAATGAATGCGGCGCCATTGAAAGTAGCCGTCTTAGTTGTTGAAGCTTGCAAAACAAGCAGGGCATCTGATGGCATGTATTTACTCCTTTCAGGCTAGGACATCTTTAGTCCATATAAACGCCCGATAGAGCGTGTTGACGCATTCATAACCCCAACGGCCCATGAGAGGCTAGTTCTATAGATCACATCATTATTGAGCAATCCGAGATCACGCGCCTGAATATCCTCAAACTGCCAACCATAAAAGTGATCTGTACCAAAGTTCACAGCATAGATGCTAGTGTAAGTGGAAGATCCGGCGGTCCCATCAGAGTTCTCGGTATTAGGAACAATCCTCGTGGTTTGATCGGCTTTGTATCCAGGATCCCTAATCACGGCCCCTTTGTACATATCAATCGTGCGATCAAACTGGTCTTTGTCCTGACTCCAACCACCTTGTACGCCTAACTGACGAATGGCAAAAGCAACACGTCTTTGCAGCAATTCATTCATGAAAAGCGTGACGCCTGTTCCTGTTGGAGAGTCTACCGCCCATAGGAGCTGATCAAGAAACTCAAGGAGCTTATTGCCGTTGCCTGGAGTTGTAAGTAGCGTTGCTTGTGTAAGGTCTAATGATGAAGATGTAATGATATTCTCAGGACGTACACCAAACGTACCGCCATTATTTATCCGATACCTAAGGCCTACTGGGGCATTTTTGTTCCCTGTAACATGATCGTTGTTAAAAAACTTATCATTCATGTCATAGGTAACGGCCTTCATGTACGCACCGACTTGAGATGCACGTGGATCAGTTATGGAGTTGACATCCTCAACAAACACCTTGTCTACATCAATATAGTTTCTGATGAGAAAAAGTTGTTCTGCGTAGGGAGTTGGAGTGCCACGAGTGGTAACGCCTTCAGCGTTGATTTGCGACCAGTTAACTGTTGGAAGGTTGCCTTCAAATCTAACACCGTTAGCAACCATCGTTTTTTGATTGAGAATTGGACAATCTTGAAGGACATTCCCCGCCTCAATCATGGAGTAAGTAATAGCTTTCACCATTGGTGAATTGCTATTTAATGCATAATCAGCTAGTGAATAAGCATTAGAGTCAATTGCCATAGCGACGGCTCCCATTATTTCAGTAGAACGGCTTCTGGAAGCATCGCGCTACCTGAAGTTAATGAGTGCCTATCGCAGGCTATCCACTAAATCTCGTCGCAAGACCTAATGAATTATGAACGTCTAAACACGTCATTTAATCTTACAATTTGACCTGGAACAGTTTGATTGGGTTGAGAAATTGATGACCGACCTGGATTCATTGCAGGTGTTGCAGGCGGTCTCTGATTGTTTGCAGTTTGAGCAGGTGTTGTTTGTTCTTGAGACGGTTCAGCAGGCTTCGGAGCAAGGTAGGGCTTGTTTTTGATGAGATCATCAAGGGCTTTATCAACGTTCGTTGGCATGCCATCGTCCCCTAATTCAAGCTTTCCCTGGATAGCCAGTGCAGCAAGCTCTGTATCAATGATGCCTTTTTCTTTTGCTGTCAACTGAACCATTTTCGAGATAAGCTCCTGTTTCAATTGCTGAATTTGCGCTTCTGCTTGTGCTCTTGCTGCTTTTTCTGCTTCAACAACTTTCTTTGATTTCTCAATCTCAGAAAGATTTGCCTCTTGCGCTAATCTCTCTTTTTCTTCGTATTCTGCAAGCTTCTTTTGAGCTTCGGAGAGATTTTTGCCATGGCGTGAAGCTTCTTCTGTCTTGTTGGTCGAGTGCCGCTCTAACTCTGCAATACGTACTTGTAACTCTTCAACTGATGGCGTCTTAGGTGTCGCGCCTGATGATGCCGTGGGTGTGCCCGTCGCAGGCTGTCCATTTGGAAGCGTCGCGCCCCCTGGTGGAGTTTCTTGTTCTGCCATTAGTGTAAACTACCTTTCTATAAAAAGTCAAGCTATTGTCAAGATATCAGTATCCCCTTGCAAGGGGGATTATGCTTTGTGTGATTTTGTCTGCATTTCCTGCACAAGCTTTTGCTTGGCAAGTTCGGCTTTCTCCTTAGCGCACTGCTCACATGGGCCTTTGATTGCCTCTTGCAGTTCAGGAACAAGTCTCTGGCTGTAGTCTGACAAGTTGAGAGAGGGACGGGCCATGATCGTCTGCATGTGGTGACAATCAGGCCGCTCTACAAGATTGGGCTTTAATTCATCATTGGGCATGCTAATCACATTCTCACTTTCTCAGGTGTCCAATTTTCACCACCGTATTTCAAGCGTGTACTGTTGACGCTCTTCACAAATTTCTCTACAGCCTCATCAACATTTGTAGCAGGAGTGGTAAGAGAAAATACCGCGTCCTCATCACAATCCCAACTGTTTTCTCCTTTTCCAGGAATGGGCACGCCACTCTTTACGTCTACCTCAGCACGCTCTATTGTTCTTGCCCAATGCCACCTAGGACGTTTCCAAGTGGAAGTAAAAAGCCTTACCTTGGCTGTATACGTGCCCTCTGAAAAGAGGATTTCTCTTCCTCCTTTCCCGTTATCCTGAGTGCTGTATTTTTCCCTCCCAAGAAGAAAGTCAACAGGACGAAAAGTGCCTCGTCGCCACTTGGAATCGGTGCTTTTCCATTCGTCTGGATCTTGCCATATGTGCCACCACATCGCACCATCAAAGAATCGGAGACTAATCTCACGTGATTTATTTATGCGCTTATACAGCCAACGTACACCCTCAATACTCCAATAGAACGCAAATAATCCGCATAGGATGTTGCCTGATAGCTGATCCTCACCGTCTCCAATGTTGAAACTGAAACCAATCCTGTTCGTAGGTAGAACCCACTGGCAACCAAGTACAGCGTTTCCGATATGTAACCAACCACGCCCATTCAACCATTCCCTAGTGCGATCTTCTTTTTTCAAATTTTGCCAATGCCACCATATGCGACGTTCTCTAGGCATGCTGCTTTACCTCTCTCCAAAGATCTCCCAGATGATTCGCCCAATGAGCAAATCTTTGATGATGTTCGTTAGCAGGTTGGCCTTCAAACGGAATGGATTGCTGTACAGCCTCGTTCATGAGGTCCTCAATCTTGTTTGCGAACCATGGGATAGCCAATTCAGGACTTTCTACTCTCTCAGAAGGTTTGACTGCTGGTAACTGCTGAGTGTCTTCGTCTTTCTTTGCCATGTGCTATTTACCTTTCTTGGCTTTTGCAACTCTGTTGAGACGCGGATTAGCTTTCTTGGCTTTTGCCGATGCTTTACGCGTGCTGCTTGCGAGAATAGCGCTTGCAGCACCTTTTGAGATGCCTTGCTTAGCTGCAATACTAGACGCGGCTTTGTTGAACCCGGGATGCTTCATTATTTCACCTTCTTTGCTCTAGGGCCATGATGATGTCTGCCATGACCACGGCCTACGCCTTTCGGTTTAGGTGCTACAGGTTTAGCTACAGCACCAGGAACGCTAGGTTTCTTTGCACGAGGTCCTAGAGGACCATGATGGTGTCTCCCATGGCCGCGCCCAACTCCTGTTGATACTGACATATCGTCACCTCTTTCTATCCACTCTTGACCTATCAACAGTTCGGATGATATCTAGCTCTGCACTTTTTTTCCTCTCAATTGCTTGCATAATCTGATCTGTTTCAACAGGATTCTCCTGAATCCACAGCGCGATTATCTGAATCATCAATTCATGAGGAATTGCAACCGTTTTAATGGTAAGAGGATCTTTTTGCAGTCTAAGATGTACACCTCCCTTGTTTTTCAACACTTCAGCATTCATTGACGGTTGAAACTGCTGATTTGGTTGTTGTGCTAAATTTGGAATTGTTGCCATATTCCCTCCTTACAAATAAAACTTTGTGTATATTGACGACTTTCATGAAATACGGTTACTATACGTCTTGTAATTGGTTTCCATGTTACCCAAGACTCTACATTCTCAACTAGGACCTCATTCTTAATCCAAATGTCCAAAATTTCTTCCACAGGTCCTAGACTTGCAATCCAAAGATGAATGCACTCTGGATAGACTGACAAGCTCCTTTCGATGATTTTGACTTCTGACATAAAGTCACTTCCACAATTCATCTCGAATACTATCCATCAAATCAAATGCATCATTATCATCTAGTTCTTTATTTTCTACAACTGTTTCATGTTTGCCTGTATACGCTATATCAGTATTTTCACCAGCTTTCATCCATTCGCCTTTAAATTGCACAAACCTACAACAATGCTCAAGTGGTGGAATAATAACTTTTACATCTAAATAATTAGTTGAGACAAAGGATTTACGCTCTCCATATGACACATAAGGAACAGCTTCTCTCTCTACTGAAAGATCTTGAATATCCTTTACAAGACCTAAACTTTCTATCCACTCTTGCATAAATTGAGGCAACACTCTAAGATCAATTGCCATATTATTTCCTCTCCTTTCGCCCTATCGGAGATACATCATATTCATCTTTCTTTTTCCAACTTCCATCATTTAGTCGTTCAAAACGAGCAAGATGCTTCTCTAGCTGAATATTAGCGACTGTAACATCTGCATGTTTGCCATATCTCCATTTTGCATATTTCTTCCCGTCCTCACCTATTGTATATCCATCTTTAAGTGTTTCATATCGTATATGAAAACTAATAATATCCTCTCGTTTCCACTTTAAATCCTTCTCTATCCAAGTCTTAAATCCTAGAGGAAATGACTCATATGCCTCTTCTGATATTGGAGCTTTCTGATTATCTACAATTGGATTATCACTCACTGTTGTCCTCCCTGTGGGATTCCACCTTGCAAGGTGGATTGTTGTGTTCCAGGCGGTTGTCCTGGAAGCGGTGCAACTCCTGGTTCAGAAGGTGGGAGCACGCCCTGTTGCATGAGTGGGTTATTTGCTATCATTTGAGCATCTTCCGCATTGCTTAAAGCCATTTCTTCATCGGGATCATAGCCCAGTTTACGCATGATTGAGTTGTTCGATACTCCAATGCTTTTGAGCAAGATATATGCCTGTACTGTTGGTAAATCATCAACTGGGAGCGGACTTTCCCATGTTACCGTTATATCGATATCGCTACTATCACTCATGACGACTCCTTATATTTCTCATGCTCAATAATCATTTCAGCAGGCATAACAGGAGAATGAATACTTAAATGAATCAAAAAAAAGTCATAATCAAGTGTAGTATTTGGAACTTCATCCGATCTCACGCGTAAAATAGAATCCTTAATCTCTTCTACTTTACCAAGTACCTTATAAGAACGATATGAAGGTCCTCCTTCCATATAATCACAATAAACTCTCCTGCCAACAGGAAAGTACCGCTCTACCTCATCTTTTTCCATATTATTACTCCTTTGGCAATTCGGTCATATCAGGAATACGTCCTATAGCTTCTTCAAAACCTAACACATCTAAATCTTTAGGATCAGCTTGCGCATGTTTTACTAAGTCGTATGCCCGACGTGCTATAATATCTTGCCATGCCTCACGCCAATGCTCAAGATATGTATCAATATATATCCCATCTACATTATCCATCTCATCTAACAACAACTTAGCAAAACCTTGAAATTGTGTATCTCTTGTGTTGTCACTCATTACATTCTCTCTTTCCTCTGAGCACTTACACCATTGATGAGCAAAAAGAAGTGCAGACCCATTGTCTATACCAACCATTGTAAACTTATTGCATCTATCACAACGCTCTACATTTCTCATGCTGCACTCTCGCTTGCACTGCTTTTCATGTTATTCAATACCAATAACGCTTTACTTACTTCGATTATCAACTCTCCATATGTGCAACGTTTCTTGTCAGTCTTTTTGAGCAATGGCCCGTAGAGCATTTCGATTGCTATGCCAGTGATGCCACGAGGAAGAATATCAACGCGTCCGGTAGCCACACCAGGCACACCCGCTTGCTCATCCATATCAGATCGGAGATTTGCTGCAAAGGCAAGCAAAGCGGTTATATTGCTCTGCATAGCTACTGACATGATTTTCTGGTCAGGCAGTGGCAACTGGATAATCTTGCCGGGATCGACGTGTAACGTGCCCTCACCAGTGCCTGGTGCGTAGAGGATGCGCCCAATCTTCTCAGTGACGTTGATGTTGCTTTGCACAAAATTGAGGCTATTATTCAATCCGATCAAGTCATCGGTCACATCGGGATATCCCCAGAAGCTATTCGGCCTCGGCAAGTTCTGACACGAAAATATTGGCGAGAATGGATATGGCCATATGTATGGATCGCCTGAAGGTACCCAACTGCCATTCTTCGGTTGCATGCCAGCTTGTGCAACTTGCGTCCAGTGTTGTATCTGCCAAGTAACATCAGAGTCCAGCCCGTCCGCATCCTCATCTTCATAGCTGAAAGGATCTTCATCGATTGGATCTACGCGTGAGATCTCCTCACGATAGTACACACGTTGTGGCTTGCCAGCCGCGTCCTTCTCATCACATGAATACTCCAAGCAATACAAGAGAATCGTCTGGACGTCTTGTGGGGCTGTTTTGACACTCACAATGGCCGGATCTATCTCGATTAAACGAAACTTGCCTTGCTTGCGACCTGGAACTATTCGGAGGAACGCGTTGCCAGCCATCGCCCCATTTAACCCAAGACGGAGCAGGAATGGAATGCGCGTCTCTTTACGTCCCCAGCAATCATCCAAGAAAGTTTGCGCCTCGTCGGGGGAACCTTCTGCAACGGTGATTTGAAGCTCTTTCCCAAATAAAAATTCATTTGATGTATTGACAACTTCAACGACACGATTAGAAATAACATTAAAATCGGGCTCATT